TCCAAGGCAGGGAATACCACTGCTGTAACGAGGTTTGAGATTTTTGATCTTGACTCGGGGGTAACGGTATTGTTTTCATCTTCAAAATCATCAAGCACAATGAGATCATACCGTTTATGAAGCTTAGCACCACCACGAATACCAGAAAGATTAGACTTACTAATAAGTTTAGTGCCGTTTTTAAGTTCGATATCATCTTCTGTCCACTTCCTACCCTTTAAATCCCCGAAATAATATTTTATTCTATCATTATATTCTATATGATATTTTATATAATCCAAATTGGGAACCGATATTTTTGAACTAGCTGCAACCCAGCCATAAAACAAAGGTTCTTTTGTAAAAACAAAGTCATGCATAATATTACACTTAGTCAATACTGTCTTTCCATGACCCCGTGGCAATACAACAGCAAGCTGCCTAATATCTTCATTCATAAGAGCATCGGCTACCTCGTAATGAAAAAACGGTGTTTCCGATCTCATGAAATCATCTGGTAAAAATAATTTTCCAAAAGCAATAAGGTCTGAATAAGCCAGTCTAAGGTCTTCTTCTGCCTTACTTACATTTTGAGAGTTAATATTAGACAATTTGCCCCCAATTTAGTAGCGTAGTATAAGACAAATTATGCGACATATACAAATTTTTAATTTTTCGCTGTACTAAAAAGCCGTTTAAAATAATAAAAAGCAGCTATAATAATTACAATACTTAAGACATCTATAATATGACTTCCTGAATCTGATTCTATCTTTCCAATAGGAGTATCAATACTCATTTTTTTAGATTGCAATGTAGTATCTATATCCATTCTTTCATGTTGCATAATAGATTGCGGTTTCATTAATAAAGCAATCCTCCAGGATTAGTCTGCCGTTCTCTTTCTTCTTTTACATCTTTTCTTTGCTGATACAGCTTAGCAGTTCTTCTAGCATCCACATCCCAATTTTCATTCTTACTAAACCAATGCTTCCTATTCCATCTATAATCTAACAATGCTTGATTTGATTGTTTTCCCCACTTGCCATCAACCTTAAGTTTATCTTCTCCATATATATGCTTGTTCATTAATTCCTGGAATACCTTAACACTTGATTCATCTGCAATATTATCTGGAGAAATTAAATTCTGTATCTGCATATCAAGTTTTGTGTGAAATACTTCCTTTTTCATATTATCTTCTTCAGTCATTCTATTTCCTTTGGTCTTTCTGCAGCATCTATAACATCATCTGAAAAACCTTGAAATACAGCACCTGTGAGCTGTGTCACTTGTGTTTTATTCTTGTCTTCCATATCCATTATATCAGCAAGTTTAAATAATGCTTTTAATCTAGTGTCATCTTTCTCTGTAGAATCTATAACACCCTTAATTGCTCGGAGGATGTAGGACTCGTCAATCCCAAGCTCCTCCATATAAGGTTTCAACTCTTCTTTCATAGCTGTTTTTATCCTTGTTGTTTTAACTAATTGTCCAGCTCGTATCCCAGCGTAGTGTGGATCATTTGTTGGAAAAGCCTTTAAGTAGGCTAGCCTTGGATCTATGCCGCTGGCAAGATACTGAACAAATATTTCTTCTCTTGAAGATAGATTCTGCCTATCCTCTAATCTCTGATTTCTCTCTACATGCCCACCTAAACTATATATATTAACTCTTTTGCTGGCATCCATTTTATTATTATCTGACACAATAAAGGTTCCAGTACATGTACCTATATAAGATATCTCACGCACCTTTCCTTTAGGCTTTAGCATAGTGCCTTTTCTTAAGATTTGAAGAATGCATCCATCATCAGTCAAAACCCAGTCACCAATGGATCCATCTCTCCAGTCTTTTAAATATTTTAATTCTTTTGGAACTTCATCTGTACTGTCAAATACAGTATGCTCTATCTTATTTACTTTATATACTCTCATATAACTCCGTAGCCCGTCAGGGCGAAGGTTCCTAACTCAATCCCAATATATCGCTGTCTAACTCTTTCAATGCCTTTATCATAGACTTTGGTATATCTAATTCATCTCCCTCAACTTCAAACACTACTGTTTCACTCTCACAATCACAATCTATATCATCACAATATTCAGTTAACAATTCAATCTCATCATCTGCATCATTGAATATAACACGTAAAATATATTCTTTCTTCATCATGCTCCTCAGTATGTACCTAGCCCCTGAGAGCTAGTAGCTAACTTTAAAATCATTTAACTTTGAACTTCACCTAGAGCCAGTAATTTCTCCCATACTCATAGCTTATAACAAAGCAATTTCTATCGGTTATCGGGGAATCTCAATTAACTATGTTGATAATCTACAAACCCAACGTCTGATCCTTTTAGCAGAACTATTTCAAGGGTACTATTAGGATGATATCTTAAAAGATACCGATAGCATAATATAGTAACAAAATATTGAAAAACAAAAGGTTTGAAAAATTGTGGCATTTTGGTGTGTGGTCTTTTATTATATAGGTACCCCCTATCGGTGGGATTTTCAATAATGAAATTCAGTTATTTTTGATTTGATTTTTTATGATTTTTACAATATAATTAAGGAGTAACTAATATGGTATGGATATTTAAACTACCTGTGAATGCAGCTGCTGCTGTAGAAATACTTAATAGGCTAATTGATTTAGCTGTTGAAGTAATGCATCCTACTAATCGTAGAAGGTTAGGGCAACGAAGAAATAAGCTCAACTCTTACTATGATCAATTATATCTTAAAGCTAATACAATGGCTAACCTTGAGGGGCCTTCCTCTGATTGGACAGCAATAGCTGAAAGATGTAATGAAGATCGTAAGATACTTAACGATACTAAGGAAGCACAGACTGAAACTGATGTGAGGTTATATTAATATTATTGGGGGATTAATTTCCCCCTTTATATCCCATATATTATGTTATTACGGTTGTATAGTTCAGTTGAGTAGAGAGGGAGTGAGTAGTAGTACGCAAGCTCATCGCCCCTAAGTTCCGCTCGTAATTATTAATACCAACTTATACCAAACTATTAATGACACCAAAGGCAGTCACAAGTCTGCATAAAGTCAGAGTGATAGTTTACCATTTCGAACTTGAATGAGATGGGGCTACCGATCCGAGGCCATATATCGGACAACTTATGTGAAGTATAGATAAGGTGATGCTGAGACACAGTAGTGATGTTATCTACCAAGATAATATCAGATGTTGGCTGTTACTATTGGTGTAGTGACTACAATTGATACTAAATGGTTTGATTCCATTAATCACTGTTAGACCTGGGAAGTCATAAAACTCATCCAATAATTTGATCTAGTGTTGTAGTTATAAAGTCTATAAAGGG